GTCTCCCGCCGCACCGCCGCGTCCACCATGGCTTTGATGGGGCCGTCCTCAAACAGGTCGTCGGGCTCCACGTCTTCGCAGCTCATGACTGCGGCTCGGCGGCAAAGTGGGCGTGTTGGGCGCGCACCCCGGGACAGGCGGCTTGCTTGCCCAACATGGACTGCTCCTTCAGGATGTCCTGGTAGTGCGTATAGAGCGCGCCGCCCCGCACTTCCGACCGAAGATACGCGGCGCTCAGGCACCAATCACAGACGCTCATGGCGCGACTCCTCGTGCCCCACCAGGACTAGGCAGTGGGCACACTCCATCAGGTTCGCCTTGACGTGCGCCATGCGCATCGGCGTGCCGGTCTCGATCAGATCCTCCCGGCACCAGCGGCACACGATGGAGCCGTCCTGCAGGAACCACACGGCCACGTCACCTAGTCGGGCCATCAGCACACCTCCCCGGTCGGGCCTTCGTAGAGAAACACCAGCAGCGCCCGCTTGATCCGCGCGACGGCTTCATTGTTCTGGCGATCCATGCAGGCCATACAGGCCACCCCGTCCACGACCTCGGCCCACGCCGGCTGGCCGCAGGGACACAGCCCGAGATCCAAGTCGTCGGTCATCGTGCGGCCTGCTCGGCGCGCCAGTCGTCCACGCCATGCGCATCATTGAGGAACAGGTACAGCTTCACGAGGTTGAGCGGGTCGGCCTCGGCCACCTTCTTCTTGTTCAGGAACATGACGCTGAGCGCGAGCTTTTCGCCGGTCGTGCACTTGCGCTGCTCGGCCAGCCGCGCGATCGCCATCTCGAGCGCAAAGCGGTCGTTCTGAAACTCCGCGGGCAGTTCGGCCACCACGGGGGGCGCCTCGGCCTTCTTGCCGAAGATGCGCTCCTCTTCGGCGTCGATCACCTTCGGATCCTTGCTCAGTGGTGGGCCTTCCACGGGCCCCTTGAACCGCTTGTCCTGATAGCGCGGCGGCATCTTGACGGCCTGCGCCGCGTTGCCGTCGTCATCATCTTCTGGCGCCACCCCGACCATGGACGACAGCCCATAGCGGCGCGCATAGGTCAGCGCCGAGCCAGCCGCTTGGGGCGAGGCATCTTTGGGGTAGAGGGCCAGCGCTTCCTTGATCCACTGCCCGGAGGTGTGCATCAGGAGCGTGGTGACCGCGATGGTGTCGCCCTGGGTGCTGGCGGCCTGCACGACCGCCAGGCCGTTGGCACTCAGCGGCCCCCGGCAGGCTTCCCAGACCGCATCCAGCGTGGCGTACTTGCTGTGATACGCCGGATTGGTGGCGTCCTTGACGGCGCCTTTAATTTCGCCCTGGGCTTTGGCGAGCGCCCCCGCTAGCTCGTTGATCTGCTCGCTAGTTTCCATGGTCTCCTCCATGGCTCGGCGCACTCCGCAGGGCCGCCTCCAAACCAACCGCCTTGTCGGCCGGCCCCTTCGCATCGCGGCTACCCTGCGGAGTTGCGCCGGGCTTGCACGTCCGTACTGCCGAGATCCGGTCCAGCTCGTACACGGTGGCGAGGAACTCGTACTGCCGGGCGTCTTCCTTGGTCAGCGACAGCCGCAGCCGCGAAATCTCCTCGGTCAGCCGCATGATGCGCAACGCCGCCTCGGTGGCCTGCGCCCGCGTCAGCGCCAACTGCGCCTCCAGACGATGCAGCTCGGTGGCGGCGCTACGCATGGTCGGGGCCCAGCTTGCGGGCGATCTCCGAGAACGTCATATCGTGGTCGTCGTTCATGTGCGCGATGTAACCGCTCTCCGTAAAGTCTTTGAGGCAGCACGTAAACACGGGCCTTTGGTGGAAGCCGTAACGCTCGTCCAGCTCCGAAAAGAGGAACCGGCCGCTGCCATAGCCGAGCAACCCCAGCGCGCAGAATCCGTCATCGTTAGCGAAGTCGCCCTTGATCTGCTTCACGCCCGCCGCCTCGGCGGCATACAACGCTTCCGCTGCTTTCGCGTTCATGGATTCATCCTCCGTAGGAACTGCCCCATCACCAGCCCGACCACCACGCTGGCCACAATCCAGCACGCCAGCGTGATCCCCAGCGTGGTCATGGCTGCCTCGCTGCGCTCGGAACCGGCTGCCGCACCCGAGTCTTCGGGTCGATCATCGCGACGAGCCGACCGGTCGCGTCGTAGACCTTGCACACGCCCCCGTGCGCCGACGGCAGCAGATCGCCCTCCTTCGCGTCAAACAGCAGATCGTTGTCCTTCGTGCGTCGCCCCATGGCTCCCCCCTTTAGGTGCTGCGCGTCAGACTTCGACTGCCGGCTGGACAGGGTTGTTCATCGCCCAGGCCAGATCCTCCAGCACCGGTCGGCTCGTCACTTGCTTACTCACAACACGGCTCACAAGGGAGGGCGCCACCTGGCGGCGGGCCGCCACAGACCGGAGGGTGTGCCCAGCCTCACGCAGTAACCGCTTGACTGTCGGGGCCGGCATGGCTTTTACTTGCGTCACTGAATACGTCATCATGGTTGGGATAGTACACGAATCCATATACGAAGTGTCAAGGAGAAAATGCAATGCCGAAGATCACCGGATCGGGGGAGCGCGTGGCGGCGCGGATGCGGGCCCTCGGCTACTGGAAGAACAACCAACCCGAAGTGGGCCGGTTCAGTGAAGAAAACGGGTTCCTGCCGTCCTACGTTTATCGCTGGCTAGCGGGCGAGACTCCTCGAGGCGAGCGCCTCTTCCGATTGGCGGAAGCGCTGGGCATCGACGCCAAGGCGCTTGTGACCGCCAGATCGAACGGACACGGGAGGCGGACCAAAAGCCTCTTGGCGCTGGTCGCGTTCACGCTTGGACTAGGGACAGCCACCGCTAGCGTCGCAAATGAAGTTCACACACTGCCCGTGACGAAAACCGGCGCGGCTACCTCTTATCGGAAGTGGTTTGCCCACCTTTTCCACAGCCTGTTGGGGAATCTGAAAACTGGTGCACAACGCGCGGGTCAGGTTTACAACCCACTTGCCAAGACCGCCCTATATGCCTAGATTCACGGGGTCCTGTGATCGAGGTCGAATTCTGGTATCGCTCCCAGGGGTTGCGCTGGCCCTTGCGGGCCGGCGACGCCGTGATTCTGCGTGACGGGACGGAAGTGCTGATCCAGCTCGAGGCTGAGTTGGTCATCGAATTGCTGGTCATGCACTTCCGCAACTTGCAACTGGCCGATCATCTGCGCGCGGGGACGGCGCCCAGACGGAGCTTGGCCAAGATCCTGTCGAGTACCCCGGAGGCGCCGACCAGGGATGTCTTGGAGGCGCGCCGGCTCAAGAGGAGGAAACGCTCATGAGAACCGCGTGGCAAATAATCGGGCAAGATCACAGAGCGCTGGCGCGTGAGTTGGCTGACGCGGGGCTCGTGGTCATCACGGCACCGATCTGGCTCCCACTCTGGCCCCTCGCCGAGATGATCGCATGGTGGCAGCAGAGGAGGAAACGATCATGAAGGCCCTGGTATCCCTGGCGCTCCTGCTGCTGGTCGCGCTGCCTGCCGAGGCCGCGTGGTGGAAGACGCAGACCGTCTATCGTTGCGTGCAGATGACCGAGGTGCAGGTGGCCTCCCCCAAGGTGCCGGAGTCGAGCGCAGCCACCATCAGCGCCTGTATCCGCACCGCGAACGGCAAGCTCGTGGATGCGACGGCGTACATCAGTTACCTGAGCGAGGAAGGCGGCTACATCGAGCAGTTCGTGACCGTGCCGCTGGCCGTCACGCAGTTCACCTTTAACCCGACGTTTACGCGGGCCGTGCTCCGGCTGGCCCCGGAGAGCATCATTACATGGATCTCCCAGGGCGACGGCGAGGACACCATTGACGATCTGGTCACGCACAAGGTCGGCGTGGCAACGCACACGCGGCGCGAGAGCACCGACCGATGGGCGACCGCAACTGGTACGCTGGACGGTGTGGCCTTCGGACCGGAGCAGAACACCGCCCACTTCCCGCAGCAAACCAGCATCATGAAGATGGTGATTTATGAGTGACTCGCGGGCGTGGCTGCTGCTGACTCTGCTACTCGGGGGGTGCGTGGCGGGTAGCCCGACACAGTGGGGGGCGGCCGACCACGACCCCAGCCTTGAGCGCGCCATCTATGAATGCCAGGCCGACGTGCGCAGCATGACCTATTCTGGGGCCGCCTTCGGCGGGGTCGTGGTGCCCATTGCGGCCTTGGTGCGCCGGCCGGGGCTGTTCAACGAGTGCATGGTGGCGCGCGGCTACCAGAGGGCCCCCTGAGCGTCGGTAGAGCCTACCTGACGGCCTTACTGCTGGGAGTGGGTACGATGGTGGCCCGCCCCCTCATGTCGTGGTTCTGGGGGCGCTGGCGGGCTCCTGGGCGGTGGACGCGGGACCGAAGGGGGTGGAGGCGACGATGAGGTTCTACGTGGAGCCGTACTTCCCATCCTGGGGGCATGAGCAGTTTATCGTGGTGGCCGCCAAAGAGGGGCCGGTCAGGCCACTGGTCGGCCCCATGGATGATGAGGAGGAGGCCGAGATGTGGTGCCTCGCCCTCAATGTCATGGCCGGCGCTCGCGCGCTTTCCAGTGCCGCCAGGCGCTGATCAGGTGGAAGCCGAGCCCGCCGATAAAGTAGAGGGCTAGGCCGGCGTGAAAGTAGGCGGCGCCTCGGTCACCGACGGGATGCTTCATACGTTCACTCTCGGGGTGGCAGCAGTGGGGCCACTCGCAGACGTGGTAGTCATCGTCCACCCCTAGCGGTCCATCCCCTGCCAGACGGCCACGGGCTTGTTGTTGCGGCGCACGATCGGCACCGGGATGACGTGGAACTGGGGGCCGGTGATCCGAATGACGCTGAACCCCTGCTGCCAGTTGGGCGCGTCGTCGTACTCGGGCTCGAGCTGGCAGAGACAGCCGTTCTCCCACGCCCCCATCTCCCGCCCGTCCTGGGTCACCAGAAACGAGCCCATCCGGTGGGTGTGGCCCACTATGCAGGATTTGCCTAGCCACTCCCAGGTGCGCTTGGCTGAGTAGCCGGAGTGTCGGCTGGCATATTTACCATGGGTGATGGCGAGGTTGCCTTCGGCGAGGTAGAGCCGGTGCCCGTAGGGGTAGTACGTGAAGCCGTATTTATCCATCGAGAACAGCTTGGCAAAGGACTTGGTGGAGTCCAGCAGCGTGATGGCGCGGCCGGAAGCCTCTTCGTGCATGGCCAGCAGCCGCTTGCAGTACGGGGCCTCGCTCCAGAGTAGCTTACGCCAGCGGTCCTCATGGTTGCCGCCGACCCACAGCTTCTGCGGGATCCCCTTGAGCGCCCGCATCAACTGGTCGGTACGCTCATGCGTTTCGGGGATCGACTCCGCTGACTTCTTCGGGTCCTTGAGGAAATCCGACTCGGCATAGCAATCTACGATGTCACCGTTGAGGATCACCGTGTCCGGCTTGACGATTTCGATAATGGCCAGGGCCTGGTTGACGGCGGCGGGATCCTCAAACGGAATCTGAATATCGCTGAGCACGACCACCCGCTTGGCCTCGATGGGGTGGCGCTTCTCGGGGGCCTCGCGCCAGACCTCGGCGGCGTAGACCTTTTGATTGAGCTGGTACTTCGCGCAGGTGATCGCGTTGCGACCGTCGGCGATCCGACGTTCTGTCCGCGCCTTGGCGGCGCCATTCGCCTTTTCCGTGGCCCGCCCACGAGCGAGCGCCGCCTGGCCCTTCTCGGTTTGCTGGTAGCGCGCTACCCGCGAGGCGTTCGACATTACCGTCTCCGACGACGGCGGTGCTGGTGTCCTCCAGAGTTGCCGGCGACCGTTTCCTCAGTGTTGCGCGCGATGCACCACTCGCGACAGCGCGAGCAGGTCTCTGTATCGTCCTCCGTCATGGCCGCACCCAGGGGCACTTGCTCCAGAAGTCCTCTTTGTCGTACCGGCGCAGCGCCAATCGCTCTTCGGGCGTCAGGGACAAGACACACGCCATCCGATCAGAGGCCGAGGCGAATTCCTTGATGGCGGTGCGCGCCTCGGCGTGTTCCTTGGTGATGCTGGCGAAGCCCTGCGTACCGACCCAGAGCACCCCGCCGATGGCGAGGATGGCCACCAGCGCCACAATGCCGAGCGCCCCGTGCGCCCCCGCCTTGGCTTTCCCGTAACTGGCGTCCATGCCGTTGGAGTCTTCGCCCATGCCTATCTCCCGAGTGACCCGAGTAGCCCTTGGATTTGATCCACCACGGTCGGCTTGGGCCCAGGAGCCGCCGCGGTGCTCTGCATTTTGTTGCGGATGCGCTCGCGCTTGCGCCCGTCGATCGCCGCGCCCAGATCGGGATACTCCCGGCGCAACTGCGCCAGCGCCACGGTCTTGTAGATCCGGACCACCTTCTTGACCTCATCGCGCCGGCTGCTGTCGGTCATCCGCTCTTGGTAGTTCGCCGACCGCATCAGCTTCTCGAGTGCCTCTTTGAGCGTTGGCCGCCCCGTGAAGCCGCCGAGGTTGTGGCCCTGATTCGGCGGCGCGCTGCCCCCCTTGCCGGTTAGCACCGCCCAGCGGTCATACTCGTCGGGGTTCAGTTGCACGCCGTCGCGCAGATCGTCGTCGGCCTCGAGCTGGATGTCGTTGGGGTTGCTGCCGGCGATGTACTTCGGCAGCCGCGAGATTTTGACCTTGAGCCGGATCAGCTCGTCGGTCACGTCATCGTCCTTGACCGGCGAGGTGAAGAACGGTGAGATGATGTCCGGCCCGAGGCCCCCGCCCAAGAGGATGGGATCGCCCCACAGGTTGCGGCGCGGCGGCAGCGTCTGCGACAGGCCCGGGATTCCGCTGCGCACCTCGTCCATGTAGTCGAAGGTCTCGCGCATCACGGGATCCATCTCGGCGCGGTTGAACTGGCGCACGGCCCCTGGCACCACACTGCGCGCCATGCTCTGGAAGAACTTGCGGCTGTCGCCCGGCTGCTTGCCTTCCATCGAGGTCAGCCACTCAGACAGCCCCGTGAGAAAGCTCTTATTCACGATGACGCGACCCGCGGCCATCTTCACCGCCATATAGACCTGATCGGCCTCGTAGGACGGCAGCTCACCGACCATCTCGATGGCCGTCATGGTGGCGCCCATGACGGTGCCGGCGCTGATGCGCGCGAGCGAGATGTACTGCTTGTCGAAGGGGTCCCAGACGGACAGCGGCTGCCAGCCCTGCTCCCGGAGCCGGGCGATTTGCGCCGGGTCACGAGGCCCCGCCCCCGTGATGTTCGTCATGTAGGGCGTCGGGTTATCAGGGTCGATGGGGCGGGTGCCATAGAACGCGATGGTGGCGGCGACCACCCCGGAGCCGGCGAGCTTGCCCATCGCCAGCGCCCGGCGTTCGCTGTCCTTGCCGAACAGGTCAGCGCGTAGCGTGTCGCTGGCGAGGTTCAGGAGCGGGGTGCGCTCGCTCATGAAGTGCAGTTCGTTGGTCGGCGTCTTCAGGAACGGCAGCACCGCGGTGCCCAGCGGGCCCGCCGCCTCGCGAATGGTGGACACCCCCTGCCCGAACTTGCCTACGTTACCGAGGTCGGACAGCTCGGCGTTGAGGGTCTGGATCATGGCGAACTGCTTGGCCATCGTCTGGATGGGGGCGGGCGGGTCGGCCATGATCTTGCGCACACGCCGGGAGAAATCCTGCCCCTGCAGCCCTTCCTGCGCCGCCTCCCGATAGGCTCGAGCGCCGATTTCCATACGGTAGGCGCCCCACTTGTAGAACGTGTCTTCCGCCATCAGCCCCCGGGTCGGCGAACCGCCCAACGTGAAGATGCCGTAGATCCAGTCAAGCGCGTGCGTGATGGCGCCCTCGCCCCATACCTGCGACGGCCACGGCATCGTCTTCTCGAGCTTGCCGGAGGCACCGAACGCCGCTTCCTGCCCGGTCTTGGCGCTCTTGAGAGCGAACCGGAGCGAATCCGCGATGGACGCCAGACCGCCCCACACCATGGCCGGCGCCTCGCCAAAAAACACGCTCCGGCCCTTACCGCGATAGGCGTCGATATCGAAGGTGGCCGCGAGGAACCGCTCGGCCGGCGCCCACATCAGCGTGGCCGTGTTGGACGCCATGTTGGCGGCGTGCGTGATCGGGCCCGACACCAGGTTGTTGATCCACGCGAAGGTAATCAGATCCTTCCATGTCGGGTCGGCCTTGATGCCCTCGATCACCTGCCGCGCGAACTTCATCCGCTCCTCTTTGCGCAACTGGGCCAGACGCTGGGCCAGCAGGATGGGCTCGCCATCCGGCATGCCCTTGAGTAGCGCGGAGATTTCGGCGATGCCCTCTGGGGAGAACGCCGCGCGCTCGGCCTGCGACACGATCTTGCGCGACTGCAGCGCCTGGCCGGCGATCTCACCGAGGCGCACATCCCGGCTGGCCAGCTCGCCCGCCAACGCGAGGGCTGACGCGAGGCCGTTGCCGGCTTCCTGGTCGCCCGTCAGGGTGCGGTTGATCAGGTCATCGAGGTGCGTGGCGGCGGCGTTGTGGAAGTCGCGCAGGGCCGTCTGCATGGCGGACATGTCGTACTTCTCCACGTCCATCGAGGCTGCCTGCTCCATCGTGAGCCCTGACCGCTTGGCCGCCTCCACCGTGGCTTCGTTGGTGATCGGCTTGCGCGCCGCCTCTATGGTGCTCTTGGCGATCTTGCCGACCGCTCCCATCGTGGCTTTGACTTCTTCGCCTGCGGGGCCGAGCCCCGAGGCGCCCACCTTGGAGAGGTTCACCGTGGTCTTGGCGGCGTTGACCATCTCGGCCGCGCGTCCTGTGTTCCGCAGCCGGCGCAGCGCATCCGCTGCCGTCTTGAGCGCGCCTGAGAGCCCGCGCACATCGCCCTGACCACCCGGCGCCACCCCGCTCTTGATGTCAGGGCTTGAAGGCCGCATCACGTCGGCCAACATCTTCATGATGCCGGCAATCGGGTCGGTGGTGACTTCATCCTTCCAGCCCTTGCGGAACGGCAGATCGGCGTTGTAGACGCCACCCTCGTCGCCTTCGGCCGCGCGCATCTCCTTGTACTTGTGGATCTCATCCAGCGCCTTGGTGACCTTCGGCTCGGCCACGATCGCTTGGCTCTCTTGCTCGACCTTGGCCTTTTGCTGCTCGGGCGTCGGCGCCACCAGTTCGGCGCCCCCGCTGCCAATGGCTTCCCATTGCGCTTCCTGCTCGGCCAGCGCCTTCTGACGATAGAGCTCGTCAATCGACGTGCCGGGGGGCGTGAGGATCAGATCGCGCAGGCGCTGGGGCTCGGGCTGCGGCTGCTCGTCGCTCATTCCTTACCTGTCTTGGGGCGCAGCGTCTTGCCCTTGCTCTCGGTGGTGGCGGGCTTCGGAGTCGTCGGCATCGCCGCCTTCTCCGCGCGCGACAGATCCAGGATCTTGTCCTTCTCGGCCTTGTAGGCGCCCTCTGGGATCAGCTTGGCCTTGAACTTCTCATCGAGCGCCTGCTTGGCTTCCTCGGCAGTCTGCGCGGGGAACTTCAGTGAGCGCCGGATCGTCTCAACGTCGAGCCCCAGCTTGGGCTGGCGGATTTCCAAGATGCGCTGGCCGATCTCCTTGGCCACATCGCCGGCCTTCTCCTTGCCGCCGAGCCCGCCCGCCTCCGCACGCTGCGTCAGTTCCCGGAGCGCCGAGGTCCAGAGATACTTGTCCTCGCCGTCGAGCTGGTCAAAGGCGGTGGTAATGCCGCTGTGCGCCCGCAGCACCTGCTCGGCTTGGGACATCTCCTGATTGGTGATCGTGCGATTCTCGGCCGTCAGGTGGTCGCTGCGCGCCGTGAGGCGATCGCTCAGTTCTCTCCAGTCCTTGTTGTTTAGCTTCTTGCCGATCTTGGCCTTGTCGAGTTCGGCTTGGGTGGCGGTCGGGACGGCCCGATGCACCTTCAGCGTGAGCCGGTCTAGTGTGTCCTGGTCCGAAGGCTCCTCTTTCGTCGGCGTTGTGATGGCGGCGTGCAGCGCCGCGAGTTCCTCGGGCTTGACGATTACGCGCATCGTCACCAGGTCATTGAGGTCGCTGATCGTCATCTTGCCGGCGAAGGCTTTCTCCCGCGCCCGCGTCAGTTGTACCTGCCGCTCGGCCTCGGCGTCCTTCTCCACGCCCGCGTAGTACTTGTCCCAGGAGGCTTCGCGCGACTTGATGGCGGCGTCCTTCTTGGCCACGAGGTCGTCGTACATGGTGGGCGGCAGGACCCGCTTAAAGGGCTCGAGGTCAATGTCGGGATCCTGCTGGATCCCGCGCACCCCCCGCTCCTTGAGGAAGTCGGCCTTGAACTTGATCCGCAGATCGGCGGCCTTCTTCTCGTCGCGCGTGGACTGGTTGATTAGGTCCAGCCCCTGCACCAGATAGTCTCCGGCCCCCGGCTCCTGCAGCGCCGTGCCCGGCTCGTTGGTGCCGATCATGCGGGCCCGGTCAGGCGCGTTAGCCCCCAGCGTCTTAAGATTCTCTAGGCCCTCGTCGCGTAGCCCTTCCTGCCGCTGGTCGTAGAGGTCGTTGCTGTACTTGCGCGCCTCCAGCCCCTTGCCGGCCTGCAGCTTGAGGTAGTGCTGCGCCAGCCGGGCTTTCGTCTCTGGGTACTTGGCCTGCTGGATGGCGTCCTGATACGCCTTCTCCATGATCTTCTCGGAGGCCGTCAGGTAGCCGTCGGGGTCGCGCTCGGTCAGCTTGGCGTCCTCGAGCGCCGCCCCCGCGTCGATGTCCATGCGGGTCGAGAGCGTGTTGGACTCCACGTCCACGCCCTGCTTGTACTTCTGGGCTTCGACCCGGTTGATCGCGCCGCCGATCTGGTTGAGATCCGTGGCGGCGCCCTCGATACCCCGGCCGGCGGCCACCAGCCCCGCGCCCCCATTGGCCCCGAACTCCGCGCCCGTGGCCTGACGCTGAGGCAGCGCCGCCTGGCTCATGGGCTGCGCGAGGATGACGGGGATCTTCACGTCGTCCCCACTTGGCTTCTGGCGTAGCCGCTCGCCGCACTGCCGGCCCCGCTCAAGAGCGAGGCGCCGGCCGAGACGTAGCCTTGGCGCGTGGCGGTGCGCGCCGAGAATCTCTGGATGTTCGCCTCGGACTGATACGAGGTCGATTTGATCTGGCCTTCGTAGCGCACGCGGGCGAGGTCCAGCGCGGCCTGCTCCGCAGAGTCAGCTTCCAGTAGCAGCGGCGAGCCCTCGCCGAGCTCGATCCCAGAGCCGCCCATCAGCGCGAGCTGGGTGCCCTTCTGACGCTTGTAGAGCTCGCGGCGCCGCTCCATCTCGACTTGCGCTTGGTTCTGGGCATTAATCGCCTGGTTTTCATCGAGTTTGGCGTTGTAGCGCGCCGCCGCCGCCTGCGCCTGCGACTGGCTATAGGCGCCATACGCCGAGACCGCCGACCCGATGATGGCCGCAATCGCGCCCGCAATCGCAAAACCCATGTCAGTCCTTTAGCTCGCAGACGTAGGTCCAGCCATCGCCCTCGTCCGCGAAGTGATGCGGCACATGCGTCATACGCACGCCCTTGAGCCCCAGGATGCGTTTCATCGGTCCGTTGGCATCCCAGGTGATCCCGACGAAATGCGAGGCTCCAGCGTCCCGTGCGGCCTTCAGGCGGGCCTCGTGGAGCAAGCCGCCCAGTCCCTTGTGGCGCCAGTCCGGTCGGATGCCGTGGTCGCGCCCGTAGGCGTGCCAGTCGGCCGTCATGCCCCACACGGAGTAGCCGACCGCCTCGCCGTCGATCATCATGACCAGCGCGTGATGGTCCACCAGGAACCACTCGATAGAGGGCGTGATGCGGTTGGGGCGGCAGAGGTTCGCGAGCTCGGCCACCGCCGCGTAGTCAGCCTTCCGCATGGGCCTGATGATCATGTGCGGTGCAGGGTCCACTTGCCGGTCACCTGCTCGGCAAAGCCAAAGTGCCGCGCCATCGCGGTCAGCGCCTTGTGCCGTGGGTGCGAGGCCGGAATCTCGATCAGGACGTAGGGGTACTCTCGGTTCCACGCCTCACGCAGGGAGAAGGTCAGCATCTCTTCCAGCGTCTTGGGCGGCGCGCCCGGGAACACGATGACGTGCTCGAGCACGAAGCCCCCCGCCCCGTTGATGTAGCCGGTGCAGACGCCCGCCGGCCAGCCACCATTCGGCTGGTAGGTGAAGACCATGCGCTCGCCCACGATGTGCAGAATTGTCTTGAGCACTATGCGTCTCCCGCGTCGAGAACACCGCCGACCATGAGCACATGCGCCGGGAGAGGGTTATCCTGCTTGAACCAGATCCGCGCGTCGTGGAAGTCGCCCCGCTGCCCCTTGTCCTCGTGATCCCGCACCCCCGGCCCAATCAGGTTGCCGGTCGGCAGGCAGGTGTAGCGGCTGGCTGAGGTGCGCCAAGCGATGCCACACGAGTCCTTGGTGCGCGCGAACAGGGAAGACCAGCGCTTGCGCATCGGCTGCAGCGACTGTCCGCCAATGCTGATCTCGGGCGGCAGCGTGATCGCCTCAGAGGTGTACGGCAGCCCCACTTCGATCTTGGTGGCGGGGGTCGCCAAGCCCACCAGCCCGTTGGCCACCACGCAGGTGCCCACATACAGCCCATCGGCCTGCACCTGCACCGTCATGCCGTTCAGGTGCGACACGCCCTGCATCACGGAGCACGTCGAGCCGCCTGAATAGGTCACGCTGGCATCGGTGAGCCGGCGGTCGTAATAGAGCGTGGAGTCGTCCAGCACCTCGACGTAGCGCTTGGTGCTGCCGCCGATGGTGCGGTTGACGATGAACCACACCTGCTCGCGGTCACCGTCGGGGTGCGGAATGACCGCCACGCTCTCAAACAGTCCGCACGTCTCGTGGCTGGTCCAGGCCATCACGTTCTCGTCGCGGCGATAGGCCCCCGCCAGCGCGATCCCGTCGTTGCGCACCGCCCAGATCGTCGGCGACGGCTCCCGCTGGAAGGCCAGCGCGCGGATCCCCGACGTAAGGGTCAGGTGCTCGGCCAGGAGTAGCAGATCCGGCGCCGCATACTGCTCGGTCACCTGATCCTTGGGGATGGTGAACTCGTGCAGGTGCCGGCCGAAGCGGGAGACGAACACCGTCGCTTCGTTGGCCTGGATCGGCGCCACCGTCGAGATCCCAACCTTCGTCTCGGCGCTGACCTGGACGTTGCTGGGCGTGATCGGGGTCTCGGTGCCGCCGCGGGCCACGAACTCACCGCCCACCGTGAACATCTGCAGGTTGCGCCCGCCCACGATGTGGCGGATCGCGTTGACGGTCTTGGAGTTGATCCCGAAGATCACCGCGTCGTCGTCGTTGACGCCACTCGCATGGTTCTCGTAGTCGCTCACCTTGGAGCCGACGAACCGATATCCCGCATTGAGATAGAAGCGGTCATCCTTGAAGTCACCCGCGCTGGCGTAGCCACGCACGCAGGACCAGAGCGGCTCCTCGAGCGACCAGCCTCCCGCTTCACCCTTGGCCGTGGCACTCGTGGCCTGGCTGCGCACGATGGAGTAGGCCACCGTGTTGGAGTTGACGCAGGTGATCTCGTAGAGCCCGCCGTTGAGACTGACGAACTTGCCCACGTCGGTCTCGCCGGCCACCGTGCCGCCCTGCCGCCAGCCCGCCAAGGTGAGGGTCAGCGTCGAGGACTTGCCGGGCGGGCCGTCGTCGGTCGGCGTGATCGTGGTTTGCGGCGACCGGCTCAGCTTCCAGGTGCCAGCACAGTTAATGCCGGTCGTCTGGAAGGCGACGCAGATATTGACCACCGCCCGCTGCCCATCGAGCACGGTCTTGATCCCGGCGCGGGCCCCCGCGTTCGGGCCGCTCACCACCTGAATCTCGCGGTTCACGTCGGCGAGCATGAACGAGCAGCCGTTGTTGAAGCCGGTCGCCGTGACGTTCTGCCCAGTCACCGACGCGATCGAGAAATCACTCTGCGGGCGCGCCCCATACTCCACCGCGGGCGGCGGGCTCCATGTGACGCAGTTGAACCGCCAGCAGTCATCCCCGTAGCGCTGCAGCTTGCGGCTCGGCGTGCAGGCTTGCAGCCAATACTGCTCGTCGGCCGACTGCACGGTGCCGATCGTGAAGACCTGGCCGTAGTCGTAGGGCGTGGTCACTTCGACCGGCGCGCTCTGCCGCACGCTCACGTCGTCGATGTACGCCGTGGTGCCGCTGGTCTTGATGAAACCGACCCGCAGCGTGGTCGTGGACGACACCGCCGTGAGGGCGTAGGTGCCCGTCGAGAGTGTGCCGTCGTAAATGTCCGACAGCACGCCCGAGGAGCCCAGCACCACGCGGGCGCTGTCATTAAAGATGGAGAACCTGACCGTGTAGGTGACCCCGGCGACCACCGTGGCGTTCTGGTTCAGCGACTGGCCGCCCGAGGCGTCGATGCGCCCCCGGCCGCCCGCGTTGGAGTCCCAGGTGCCCGTGCCGGTCCAGTTATTGATGCTGCTATCGAAGGTGTTGTTGGAGAGCAGCTCGGGGCCGCCGATGACGGCGCTGTTCTTATAGAACCGGAGGTAGCCGCAGCCCGTCTCGATGATGTAGCTGGAGGTGTCCGTGGGCTGGAAGTCGATGAGCCGCGTGGCGAGCTGGCTGTACTTGACCTCGGCGATAAACCGGGTGCCCGGCCGGCGGATGACGCCCCCAAGTGGGGCGGTCAGGAAGTTACGCCCGCAGGTTAGCCCCGCATTCCACTTGGCCAGATCCGCACGCCCGAACGCACTGGGCGCGAGCTCCCCGCTCGTGAAGGAGTTGGCGACCGCGACGACTCGCGGCACTAGAACTGCTCATTACGCATCGGCCACCGCCCACTGCCGCCGAAGCGTGCGACCAGCAGCTCATTCGACAGCAAGCGCTTCAGCCGCTTCTGGCTCTGGCCGTCCCGGGCCTTGGCCTTGCGCCATGCGATCTCGCGCTCGTTCTCCAGCGCCTGCGCCCGCGACTGGCTGGACGTGATCGTGAAGCTGGCTTGATAGGCCAGCTCGGTGACCAGCCCCTCGGTGAACAGCGGCGACCACAGGCGCGGGTTGGTCACATACGCCGTGTACGAGATCCCAATGGGCGAGCATGAATCGGTCACCAGAATGTCGGTGTAGACGTTGGCGGTGCCGCAGTAGAAGCTCTGCAACTGCCAGGGCTCTTGCTCATCGAGGTTGGTTTCCTCGATCTGCAGGAGGTCGCCCGGCAGCACATAGGCGCAGTTGAAATTCATGACCGGCACGCACGTCCACCCCAGGAGCAGGGCGTCGATCTGGGCGAACTTCCACCGAGCCTGCTGCAGCGCCGCCCGCAGGATGGGCTCGTAGAGGGTGCACATCGTGGCCGCGCGCTCGGAGGTGTCCACCGTCGGATCGAACGACGTGATGGGCGCGGCCCCCAGCTTCTGCAGGGCGCGGTTGGCGATCGTCAGCGCGGTGTCGGCCACTTAGTTGGACTCGATGTAGACTCGGCCGCTGCTCAGGGTCTGCAGCACCAGCCCGTTAATCGTGATCGAGGGCGCGTCGCGGTCCACGAAGTTGGCGCCGCTGGCTACCGACTCCCACACGTCATTGCCGAGGGCATCGCGGATGACGCAGGAATCACCCGCCGTACCAGCGCCGATCCACGCGATGCCCCGGAGCCGAACCATCGTGCCGCGGGCCACAATCGTGCCTGTCGTATCGAGCTTCCATACCGGGCTCGTGATGCTATTGGCCATTACCGAGACCCTCTCCCGCCACCCCGGCGACCGGAGCGACGCCCACCCTTGGGATTGGTGCCCGAGGCCGAGGGCGTGCCGATCGTGACGCCGCCGCCGGAATCCGCGACACCCGTGCCACCCGCAACACCCGGGATGCCCTCTGCGCCTTCGACTTCGCCTGGAGGTGCCATGTCGTCTCCTTACGGACCTGTGACCGCGTAGAAGTTGCGGGTATCGCTGCTGGCCGCCGTCACGCGATAGGCGCACGAGTTACAGTTCGTGTCGGCCTGCGCGAAGCTGATCAGATACCAGCCGTTGCCGATCTCGGCCACGGAGCCGGCGATGTTGCCGAAGCCCGCCCCATCCTTGGACACCTGCACGGCCGGCGACTTGCCGGTGGCGGGGGTGATGTGATCGGAGGTCAGCACGAGATAGACGGGATAGGTCTGGCTCGCCACGTTCTTGCGCACGGTGCCGCCGGTCGGGCTGGCGGCGACCACGCTGCCCACGGAGCCTGTGACGTTGCCCGACACGTTGCCGCCGACGTTGCCCGTCACGCTGCCGACAGCGCCGGTCACCGATCCGACCGCGCCCGTCACGCTCCCCACGGAGCCGGTGACACTGCCGACGGCCCCAGTCACGGAGCCGACCGCACCGCTGACACTGGCGACCTGCTGGCTGGTGCTGATCGTGGTCCCGGTCAGGCCCACCGAAGTGGTCGGGTTCTCCACGTCGCCCCAGTTCACGCTGCCATTACCGGCTGCACTGACCGTCAGCGTGCGGCCCGCCGTCGTCGGCTGCAGCGGCGTCTTGCCGGTGGCGTAGGTGTTGACGATGGCCCCCACGTCGGTGCCCGTGAAGGTCAGTGAGTCCGTCTTGGCCTTGATGGCGCTCGCCGCGGTGTTGGCGGTCAGGATGTCCGCGGACACGCTCGCACCGGCCGGCGTGCCGAGCTTGGTGTTGATGTTGGCCACGCTGAAATCGACCAGCGCGATCGGCAGCATCGTCGGGATCATGCCGCTGACGCCCGAGAAGTAGATGGTGACCAGATCGGCACCCGTGGCGAGGGTCGCCGTCGGGATCCCGAACTCGTAGACGCCAGGTGCCCCCGTGGCGTCCTTTTCCACGAAGCCGCCAGAGGTATACGAGCCCTTGGTCGCTGCGGCCGGCGTGATGCTCGAGCACGCGGCGTTGCCCTGGTCGGCGCGGCAGTAGTAGATGGCGAGGTTGACGGACGCCGAGGTCAGACCCGTCATACCCGCGCCCGTGGTGGCATCGCGGATCAGGACTCCATAGATGACGCTGGTCGAGCCCTTGAGGTAGGCATCAACGGCCATGAGCGTGACGCCGCCCGAGGTGGCCGCCACTGAGCCGACCGAGCCCGAGAGCGAGCCCGTGATGCTGCCGCGAATGTCCACACCGCCTGAGCCGGCGACGGCCTTGAGACCATCCGAAGTGCCCGCCGTGCCGCCCGTGATCACCGCGCCGTGTTTGCTGGTGCCGTTGGCCGTCAAAACCAAGGCGCTGCCCGCCGTCGGCGTCACCGAGATGCCGTCACCGGCTGTCGTGGCCACCTTGACGCCAACGCCAGTGGCGCCTGCGGCGATGTCCAGGCCGGCTCCAGTGCCACCTCCGGTAAGTTTCATACCGGGACTCGACACGGAGCCCCCAGTGGCGTTGATGCCGGGGCGCGTGGTTCCCACACCGACAGCGGTGATGCCGCTGCCGGCTGTCGTCGCGACCGCATTGATTCCATGGCCGGAGGTGGCGCCTCCAGTCGTCAGGAAGCCGTCGCCGGTCGCGCCGCCTGCGGCGGCAATCCCCGCTCCAGATCCATTGCCCGCGACACTCAGCCCGGCGGCGTTGGACGAACTCTGGGTGATGGCCACGCCGCCGCCGACCGTCAGCGCGCCCGTGATCGCCAGGGAGGCATTGGTGCCGACACCAAAGAGGCCGCCGGCCGCGCCCACGGCGTTGGTAACGAGCGCGTCGTAGACGGTCGCCGGCAGCACCATGCACTCTTTCCACACCGGCAACGCGCCGGACTCGTGGATGGCGACGACGAGCAGCCCCAGCGTGTTCGTGTCCGTGGCGTCCAGCGGGCACTTGTACCAGCCGTTTTCCAGGTGGGTACAAGAGGTAGCGTCGTTCTTCTGGGCGAATGCGCCTTCCGCTTTGCTCAGCCGCACATCCGCCTGGGAGAGCGTGAGCGCCGTTTCGGCCGTCTTGCCGTCGGTCTCATCGAGGAATGGCCCCATGCGCATGCCGGTCGACAGCGCGGTGGACTGCTTGAGATAGCAGGTGTTCGCTTCCGCCACGAGCGGCAGGATGACGAGCAGGGCGAGCGTGATGCCGCTACGGAAGAAACGACGCATAGAGATCACCTCATCTCCTCAGTCTGGCTTGGTGCATGGTGCGTGGCGCTTGACTCTGCGCAGGCGCCGCAAGGTCGGCCGCCCTGAAGTCATCGAACTCCGTTACGTTGGCGTTGTTGGTGCCGCTGTACGACCCGAGTCCGGTCTTGCGATTGCCCGCGCTGCCGCTATAGGCTGAGTCGCTGACCGAGATCACCGTCGAGCCGTCATATATGCCGAGCAGGCTGGTGCCCGAGATTTCGGCGCGCATGGTCTTAGGCACTGACGGCGCGCCTCCGATCGCGATAGGGCCCGCGAGGATCGCGTCGTTGGGGAGGTCGAAAAGATAGTAGTTGTTACCGAACGTGGTCGGGACGAATCCATACCCACTTGTCCCGAACTTCGTGCCCGCCGTAAACGTTGATCCGGCCTGACGGACGATGACATAGCCGGAATTGTCCGCGTTCATCACCGCCAAGGTGGCTTGGCAGTATTCGTCGGCCGTGTCCATCGCCTGCGAGGCAATCGCAAACGACAGCTCATCCGTGCCGAAGCGAGAGAATTGGACCGACTTGATGCCGGCGGTTACTTTGGTCACCGCGCCGCCCGCGTCGAACTTGGTGACGGCCCACGTGAACTGACCATCCGAGGAGGTCTCACCGTTCAGGACCGCCGGATTATTGACGTTGAACGTGTCCGCGATGTCTTGCGAGTGTGGCCCGCGCACGTCCGCCGGCTCGCTCCAGAGCAGGCCCGGGTTGCCGGGACCGGACCCGAGAAAGTTCCCGGGGCCGAGAAGAATCTCGAGCTGACCACGGTGCAGGTTCGGCGTGAGTGGCTGCCACTGCCCCGCCGGAGGCGTCTTCAGCAGGTTGCCCACGATGTCACCGAACCGCGCCCCGGTCGCAAGAATCCGATCAGGCGCAAGCTGGCCGAGCGCCGACCGCCGCTGCCCCGTGGGAATGTCCAACTTGTCGTCGCAGATCGTCGTCACCCGCGCGTCCAGGATCTCGTCGGGCGTCCAGCCCAACGCGAGCGTCGACGATAGCCGGACGGCATTGCCGTCGAAGAAGAGGCTCAGGGGTGAATCACAGAAGCGTCCGGGAGACACCTCCCGAGACACCATCGGCACGAGGGCGTATGGCACTTAGCGCACCCGTCCGCTGCGGCCCTGCCCGGGCGGCGTGCCGCCGGAGGCTTGCGGCGCTAGGTTGAGCGTGACCAGCACCGTCTGTGGGGAGCCCGTAGCTCCTGGCGCGGTCACCGTGATCGTGGCGAACTGCGTGCCCGACGACAGCCCCGAGATGTTGACGCTGCACGACAACACCGTGGTGTCCGTGCCGCTGGCCGGCGTGCAGGAGAACCACGCCGCGTCGTCCGTCAGCGTCCAGACCATGGTAGGCCCCCCGGGGGCCTTGGTGATCGTTAGCGCTTGCGCCGGAGGATTGCTACCGCCGATGGTCGCCCCATAGGTGAGCGATGGCGGCGACAGCGACAGCACGGCCGGCGTTGAAGGCGTGGTGTAGACGATGTTAGACGGAGCGCTATCGGGCGCTCCCGTGAGTGTGGCGCGCACCCGATACCCCGCCACCGGGGTGGGCGATGTGGGATCGACGTAGGTCTGGATCGTGCCCCCCACCGTGGCGTAGGCGGTGAAGTTGGAGCATGAGGCTCCGGCGCACCGCTCGACCACAACCGACGTGTAAGTGCCGACGTTGGTCCACGTCAGCGTCGCCTGCCGGTCGGCGAGCGTCGTGCCGTTCGTCGTGGCCGAGGTCAAACTGACGTTCTGCGGCGAGGCGCCATCCCGAGCCGATACCCGATAGCAGTAGGTCGTATTCGACGTGAGTCCGGTGTCGGTGTAGTTGGTCACCACCGGTATGTTGATCTGCGCGAAGCTGGCGCAGCCGGCCGGGGACCGCTCGAGCACGTAGTCCACCACGCCCACGTTGTCAGTCGAGGCACTCCACGTACACGCCACAGAGGTGGTGGTTTGGCCTGTGCAGTTCAGGCCTTGGGGCTGTGTCGGCGCCTGGGTGTCCGCCGTGGCTTCCCGCATGGCAATCGCGAACATCGACCAATGCACCGAGGCCCCCACCGTCCAGTCGACCGTGTAGCTCTGGGCCGTCGTGACGACGCGGAAGACGGCGTTATGCGGGTGCGTGGTCTCTTTCTCGCCGGCCTGCGTGTAGCTACCGCCGGGCGTGATCGTCTGTCCCTCGGTGCCGCTGACCAAGCCGAGGATTAGCGTGTTCGCGGTCGTCGTCGTTGTGACGGTGCCGGACACCGCGGCGCTCGTGCCATTTGTGCAGGCCCCGGTGGCATCGAGCACGGGCTGCAGGCCGTTGGCCAGCGAAAACTCATCGACCGTGAACGAGATATAGGCTCCGGTGCCGGCCGGATCGACCGTGACGGTTTCCGAGCCGGCGGCGGTCGAGCGACGATACGCGATGAAGTTGATGAACGTGTCGAAGTTGGAGGGACACGTCACCACCGTGTAGGCGCCCTGCAGCCCCGTGACGGTGACGCTGGCCGGCGCCGACCCATCGGCATATGCCGATCCCCATACGACCAGGAGAGTGTTGGCGCTCACGCTGGCGGGATATGCCAGGGTCGTGGAATTGACGTTGAAGACCTGAGTGGTGGCCCGCTGAGAGCCGCTGCCCACCTCGGCAAACGTCGCCCACGCCGGTGACGCCGAACCCAGCAGCAGCGCGAGCAGCAGCCAGCGCATCATGGCGTGGTCACCGCTAAGTTGGTCGGTGGTGAGGGTTGCGACACGCTCTGCCCGATGCACCCGATGCGCTGCGTGGACATGATGATGTTGTCGAGCTGACGCACGTTGCCGTTGGGGCTGCTATAGATGTTCCCCGAGCCGGAGGCGGTCATCCGAAGCATGCCTATAGGCCCCATCGTGCCCGTGCTCACGATGTTGAGGTTGGTATGGCTGAAGTGCTGCACGCCGTCAATCCAGCCCTCGATGAGCCCATCGGACACTCCGACGGCAGAGTTGAGCTTGACGTGATGCTCGATGCACTGAAAGACATCGCGCAGGGCGTCGACCGATCCGTTGACGTTCTGGTGCAGGGTTGATCCGTTATTGAGATTCATCGACTGCACGCCGATCTCGGCGGCCTTGCTGGGGTTGGATAGCTGGGCTTGGAAGTGATACATGTGAGTCCCCGGCTGACTCACCGACAGCCAAATCATCTCCACCCATTTGTTGGTACAGTTAGTAGGTTGGTGGGTGATTGGGTCAATCGGAGCCCCATTCGCACAACCAAGCGGAAAGTCCGCCGGATATCGCCCATAGAAGCGCAGGTAGAACTCGCTCTTGGGTCCGCCGTTCGGGTTGGCCCCGGTGGCCGCGGGGAACACAGTCTCGAAATAGCCAGCACCCGGTTGATCACCGGCCGGATAGTGCCATTGCATGGCGCGCGAGCCCATCGCCGGACTCGCGACGATGAAAAGTTGAGTATTGGGGTTGGCGCCCCAGCCGCCATTTTTATACCGTGCCTGGTTCATGTCGCCCATCTGCTGCTCATAGAAAGTCTGGACGCTGCGATCTTCAAAGTTCTCGCAGAAGAAGACCGGGGTCGTGAGGCAGATCGTCTCTTCGTTGCCCGTTTGCCCATAGGCCGACGGGACAAGCCCGATGAGCAGGAGCACCACCGCGATGAGAGCTTTCCGAACCATCCTTAGCGGACCCCCACGTTGCTAGGGGCCAAAGGGCAGTCGGCCAACCCCACACACAGATACACGCCGGCATCCGTCCGCAGCGTGCGTGTCGTCCCGGAGATGTAGGCCCAGCGATAGAGCGTGCGACCCGAGGGCGGCGCCACCGAGAAGGTGCATTGCGCCGGGGTGCCGGCCGGCGTGATGCGCGGCGTCTGGATGACCCACGTCGCCCCACCGTCGGTGGAGCGCTCCACTTCGCACGCCGTCACGCCCGAGGGCGCATCGACCACCAGGATCTCGGAGGCGCTCTGCGCGAACGCCGGAGCGGCCAGCAGCAGCAGGGCGAGGGCGAGAATCTTCTTCATTTCTCAGGCTCCAGGAGCATGCCGCGAACGTGCTTCACGGCAGCAATCACGGCCCCCGCCACAGCGACGAACCATCCCCAGGCATCCGGGAAATGGCCAACCGCCACCACAGCGACGAGCCCGGTAAGTAGAAAGTCCGTGACGGCGCCAACCACCAACTTGGTGGTCATAGGTGCTTGGCCTTGAGCGCCTCGATGTCCGCATTGAGGGCGGCGAGCTTGGCTTCGGCGTCGGCCACCTGCCCGTTGAGCACCGCCAGCCGCTCGCTCGTCTGGAGCTCCGTGGCGGCGATCTCCGACTCGGCAAGGGCCTTGGCCTGGCCCATCGCTTCCTCGGCGTCGTTCTTGGCGTCCTCGACGGCGTGGCGCAGGTTGTCGAGCGTCACGTGGAGCTGCATCGTGTCGTCGTCGGCCTGCCGCCGGGCCGCTTCTAGATCCGCCGCGATCTGGGCGGTGTCTTCCACGAACTTGGCCTTGGCCGCGTCGTAGTCCACCGCGAGCTGGGTGATGGCCGCATGCGCCGCGGCCTGCTCGGTCTGCAGGTTCAGCAGGGTGTTCTGCTCGAGCGCCATCTGCCGGCTCGCAAACAGCGAAGCCTCGATGATGGCGGGCGCGTCCAGCAGCGGCTGGATGAACCGCACCAGCGTGCGCGCGTCACGCAGGGCTTCGGGGAGGTTCGGGTCGTTCTCTGCCATGGCTAGGCTCTCCGTGCGTACAAGGTGACGATGCCGATGCCCTTCACTTGGATCGCGTCCACGCGAGGCCCGATGGCCTCGAGGCAATTCGAGAGGGTCGTCAGCGGACTGCCGGTGGGATCACGCAGCGGCGCCGGCTGGATCTCCGGATCGACAAACCCGAGCGTGCCGAGCACATCCACGGGCCCGCCGACGACATGGACGGAGCAGATCGCCCCGCCGACGACGCGCAGCGCCGAGACAGGATCGGCTGGTGTCAGTTGCGTCCACCAGGCGACCGCGCCGTCCTGCGTGAGTTGAACCTGTCGCCAATCCGCCATAACCTCTCCCTTACTGAGTGAGTTCGAGATACGACACGACCACCGACGCGCCGACCGTGATGCCGAACAGCGCGCCCGACGCGCCGACCGCCGTGCCGATCGAGATGCGACTGCCGCAGGTGCCGGCAAACAGAAATCCGCTGGAGGTGGTGACCGAGCTGTTGCAGCCCAGGAACACGTTTTCGGCCCCGAGCTTGGTCAACGTCAGATCCAGCCGGTCCTGGTTGGCCGGCAGGATCTGCGTCGCGTTGGACGTGACCGTGATCTGCCCGGTGCCGACCCGTGTGCTCTGGGCCATTAGGCGTTCGGGCTCGCCACGATGATGCCCTTGACCTTGGCGAAGATGCGCGTGCCCGAGGCCAGCACACCGCTGTTCAGGCCACCGTTGGCCGTGCCGCTCTTGCCGCCGCCGATGCCGAACGAGCCCTCACCGTAGCCGTTGGTCACGACCAGATCGGTCTCGCAGGTGTAGACGTAGCCCAGGCCGCAACCGTCGGCCGTGGCGCCGGTCTTGATGCAGAACGCCAGCGACGCCGTACCGCAGGAGGTACCGCTGGGCGACTGGCCTTCATTGCCCGACGAGATGGAGCAGAGGATCGGCCCCAGCAGCCGGCCGCAGCAGAACGGATCGCCGAGGCCGATGACCGCACCCGTGTTGGCCGTCCATGCGAGCTGCGCTTCGGTGACCATGAAGTTGCGCGGCACGCGCACGACCGCAACGCACTCGCCGACCTCGATAGCTTCGGCGGCGGTGTAGATCCCGACATACGTGATCTCGTCGCCGGGGTTGCCTATCGTCTTCGTCTGCCCGGTCGGCCGGCAGTCGAGTGCCTGCAGTTGGGCCGACTTGTACACTTGAAACGTTGTGTTGTAGGCCAATTCCCCGGCTCCTTTGAAACAGGCGGGGTGTGCGGTCCCCCGCCCGGTGAGTAGTTAGGCGTTCGGGCTCGGCACGATCTGGCCAGTCACCTGGAGGAAAAAGGCCGTGCCGGATGTGAGCGTCGCGGAGGCCGAGCCACCGTTGGCCGTACCGGTCTTGCCGCCACCGATACCGAACGAGAGCTCGCCGTAGCCGTTCGTGAGAACCAGGTCCGTCTCGCACGTGTAGATGTAGCCGAGGCCGCAGCCGTCAGCGGTCACACCGATCTTGGTGAGCACGCCGCAGTCGAAGCCGTTGGGGTTGAGCGCCGAGAGCTGGCTGGCGCTCGTCATGTTGATCGGGCCGAGCAGGCGACCGCAGCAGAACGGATCGCCGACGCCAACCACGGCGCCAGAGACGGCCGTCCAGCCGAGCCGCGCACCCGTGACCTGGAAGTTGCGCGGGACGCGGAGCATCGCGATGCAGCCGCCGACTTCGATGTTGTCGGCGAGGGTGACGTTGGCGTTGAGCGTGAGCTGACCGCTGTCGGTGCCCACCATCTTCGTCTGCCCGGTCGGGCGGCAGTCGATCGCCTGCAGTTGCGCGCTCTTGAAGCGTGTATGAGTCGTGTTGTAGGCCATGGCTCAGGCCTCCTTACACGGACTCGTCAATATCGACGGTCACGACGCCGGCATCCAGAATGCGGGTGGCGCCGAGCGAACCCTGCACCAGCACCTGCCAGAGGTTCAGGTGCTCCGGCAGGCGATCCACCTCAACGGTGGCTTCCTTGCCGATCGAGAGCCCCATCGCGCTCTTGTGCCAGGCGTAGCAAGTGCGGATGTTGCCGCTCTTGGGCAGAATCGGCGCGGCCGTCCCACCCGTGAGCACCGCGGTGTCATCGGGCACCGCGTCGGAGATCATGTGCCACTGGAAGCCCATGAAGGTGCCGGTGTTGATCAGGCCGGCGCCCCCGTTCATCAGGGCGTTCATGCTCGAGTAGTCCGCGCTGGTCACCTGCGAGTCCGCCATCAAGTCCTCGATGGCGAAGGCCGAGACCAGGATGTGGCGCTGGCCGTCCCGCGGCACCCCGGCGTTGTCCAGGATGCGGTTGACCTGGCGCAGCTTGGCGACCGTGAAGCCGGTGCCGCCGTTGCTGATGACCTGCGAGGACGGCAGCGACACCGAGGTGGTCGCCTCGACGTTGGACACGCTGACCGCGCTGGCGTTGAACGCCGTGACCAGGGTGCTCGCCACGACACGACGCCAGGCCATCAGCAGGTTCTGGGTCATCTCGTTTCTGGGATCGATCATCATTTTCACTTCGTCGAGCTTGTCGAGCCGCTCGGAACCCGCCCAGTCGTTCAGCGTCAGCCGGCGACGGGACAGGACGGACGGGGTATACGGCGTGTTCTGGTGGCGGCTGGTCACCTGCTGGAGCGAGGTGCCGCCGATGCG